TGCATTCATGGTACTCGAAGGTCGGTGAGTTCGGCAACAAAGCGTTCAATGATATTGCTGCCGCCATGTACGACCGTGAGGATGAGATCCTTAACTATTTTGTCAATCGCTCTACCAATGCATCAGCTGAATCCCTCAATGCAAAGATCAAGCATTTCAGAGCACAACTCAGAGGTATTATTGACCGTAAGTTCTTTCTCTTCAGACTAATGAAGATCTATGCCTAATCCACACACTTTTACTGGTGACCCCTTCTTTAAACCAATATTCAACCTAGTAAGCGACTTGCAAAATTCCAAGTCTGCAAGGTCAATCTCCAAATCTGCAAAAGCGTCGTTATCTTGCTCATACAATGTAACAAGATTGTATTTGTTTTGAATTCTAAGTCTTACTTCCCCATCAGCAAAGCACGACATGTTTCCGCTGCCTGAACTAATATTTAGTTCTTGCGCATTGTTGCCATTGTTGGCATTCTCAGCTGAGATTAAACCATTGATGGCTTTAATCACAGTTGCCTCCGTGAAGGAGAATGAAGGAATACGCTTACCTGATGATGAGTTGCCTTTCAAGATTATCTCCAATTCTCCCATTTTAAGCAGGTCTTCATTCTGAACGACACCACTAAGTTTAGTTATTAAACATTTTCCCATAATTATATATTATTTGAATTAATAAATATTTGCCCTATACAAAAGTTTCTGCTGCTTTAATTTCCATGTTATTTTAGCATTCGTGTACAGATGGTTGTCTTCTGTCACTGTTGTTGCTTCTGTTGTGAAGTCTGCAAATATGATTGTTCCCATCATAGCATAATCTATGCAGAACATACCTTCATCCATCATCCATGCACTACTCATAACACTTGAATAATAAGATGGAACGACATACACCTTGTACTCCACAATCTTCCTTTTACTCCAATCAATGCTTAGTTGCACAATTCTAGAGCAAGTGGCTGCATTATCTGTTGCACCAGTGGGATTTGAAGTAGGATTGTTTCGAGGGTTCTCTTTCATTAAGTAGTTGTTATCGAACAGTGTATATGTAGGATAACTCACACCACTAATCTCTTTCAGCCCCCAATACTTCACATCATGACACAAGAACCACTGAGCCAATGAGTCTGTCTTGATTCTCCTTGCAACAGCACCATAATTACTAGACGATGGCAAGCCACCAACTTGTTCCAGTACTGGACCAAATGTAACCTTGTCTTCACTGCTAACAGTTCTTTTGAGAATTATCCAAGAGCAACAGTTTCTTGGATTTACAATTATTCTGTCTTCAGTCCTATCAAAACCAATAGTATTTGTATGGGTTTCTGCTATAGGTGCAGTAGAATGCACATCTGCATCAAACAGAATATCTTTCAAAACATCTTGGTCATTGAGGGTGTATGAACCAATCATCTTGCCATTCTTCCACTCTTCCAAAGTATCAGAATAAGTTCTGTGTCCATCTATTGTTAGTACGTTGCTATGATGATACACGATGTAATGGAAATCGTCTATGTAGATGAAATCATGAGTATCATAACTTGGACTTGCTAATTGGTCGATTAGGATGAAGTTCTCATCAAACACGCAAAGACCATTGAATGGGTCAACCTTTAGCAATGCAACAATTCTTGGCTTACCACTGCTGTTTACCTGATGCTCGACATTGTAGAAATAAGCAGAGCTGTCAGCGATGGAAAGAAACTTTGTCAATCCAGTTTCCTTGACCTCATACAGATATTTCTCGTTATGCAGCAATACCCGATTGGCATTTCCGCAAAAAACAGCAGCACCTCCAGAAGGGTTGGATATAGTGAACTTTAAATCTGATGGTACATCGAAAGGTGCCACAAGGTCTTTGTCTATCTCCTTTACAGACAATACCCCTTTATCACTTACAGAAAGCTCAAAGAAAGTACCATTTGGAGATTTTAGATATTTGGTTTCCTTCGTGAAATTGGCAACATTCAATTTAAGTTTTGGAATCGAAACAGATTCACTAGATTCACTTACAGCATACTTACCTCGGTTTATGGTAACATTATTTTCGTAAGTAGCCACGGCAAAACGTATGTATGCAGCCCAATCCCAATATTCTGGAACCTGAACACTTGCTTTAGGCAGACTTCCGTTTGGCATCAATCTTTTTGCGTTATTGTCATTTTTGTCTGAAACAACAACCATACCTGTAGCTGTGCCAGTCCTAGTGAACCATTCTCCTGGCTTACAAGGTATTTTGTTACTCATTTCTGCACCTGCATTTGGAGGAGTGAAAGATTGCTTTCCATCAGCCGTTGTGTATGTCTTTTGTGATGTAAGATACAAATTAGGCTTAGAGTTGTCGTAAACCCCATCGATGTTTTTAAGCTGAATGCCATTAACATCGTCTTGTGTTGCATAATTGGAAAAATCAATAGATTCGCCTTTCATACTAAAATGTTCTACATCTAGAGCAGTTTCATGTTTTACGCCATTCTTGTCTCTGTAGCTAAGAATATGTCCTTCTTCGTCCAATGTCATCTCTTGCCTATTCTCTATGTCTGTTTTTTCTTCTATTTGTGTCAGAATAGTCTCAGACTTTACGTTGTAGATATAGTGGCTACCATCAGGATTTGTTGCAGAAAGAACTTTTCCTTCTGCATCTTGCTCAACTGCAAGAAATTCCTCGTTATCCTTCAAAAAGAAAACGTCAATAAGTTCTTTGAGATTGGTATATATTGTGCCTACCTTTTCCTGCAAAGCAGCTACATTTGATTGAATCTGGGAGATAACTTGCTTCAAGGCATTGACAGCATGGATTTCACCAATGACTTCTCCGTCTCTTCTGATACCAAGAAGTATCTTATCATCAGCATCAAGCCAAACAGCGAAGAACTCTTCATTCTGCTCAACGTGATACATTTCATTGAGAGGAAAATATGGCTTTCCAGTTGCTCTGTAGATACCAAAGAGAAGTCTATTCTCTGAATCTACAACAGCCATGATAAACTCCTCATTTTCGATTACTCTGAATGGAGTATCTTGAACATTTCCCTCCTCGTCCTTGATGGAAACCTTATCCGATAAGTCGCTGACTTTGGAACCCACTTCGTCAATGGCTTCCTGCACGTTTCCGGCCTCCAGGCCGCTGGTCTCGTTATTGTACACGACTTTTTTTGCGGCTGAAACGTTTCCAACCGCAATGCAGAGCCACTTGTCCGTGTTGATGTTCTCAACGGCTCCGTCCGCTCCCATCTGGGCAGGAGCAGACGTGTTGTCGTCAATCTTGCTCTGGTACGTTGAGCCAAGCATGGTCACCTGGTTCAATCGCTGGTAAGCAGTACCCTCCTGGTACTCTCCCTTTGAAATCGGAATCTTGCCGATATTTAATTTTGTTGTGCCCATATATGTTATTTTTAAATGATTTCTTGTTCAATGATTACATTTCCATCCTCATCTGTAGAAACAGATCTGATTGTAGAGTCTTGCCCGATGATGGCATTGAGTTCGCCAGTATCATCGTCAAACTCAATGGCGAGGAGGTTTCTGTTCAACTTCTTGTCAAGCTCCTGCATGGAATTATTAACATCCTCTGCATTCGCCTTCTTGGCTATCTCGGCATCCTGTGCGGTATTCTTGGCGGTCTGCTCTGAAAACGATTGCTTCACCTCCTCAGCATTAGCCTTCTTTTCCAAGGCTTCATCATGTTCCTGGTCCTTATCCTTCAACCCTGCAATGTCGCTTTTGATAGCCGCAATTTTGGAGGTAATTTCCCCAATGCTGTTGAGGTTACCCATCAGGAGCCATCCTGCCTCTGTTCCTTTCTGGAAGGCATAGATGTTGCCGTTTTCTGTCTGAGACTGATTGTCCTTGTCATAGATGGCAACCAGCTGACCAAAGCGAAGAGGCTTGCCATTTGTACCTACAGGAGCCGAACTGTCTGCATTCATGGCAGCAAAGCTCTTATAGACCTTGTGGATTCCAAGTCCTTCTGCATTCTGCTCCATATCTGCAAGATACGCCAGGGTATCTGCATGAAGACCGAATGTTTCTTCAGGACTAATGCTATCCACCTCTTTCACCTGACGAAGGCGGATAGCTTCCTGCTGTAGTTCATAAATCGTCTTCATGCTACTTTACCTTTAAATAGTCATTATATTTTGAAGCAAGAACGACCTGCAAGGAATCCAAGGCAGGAACATCCTTCACAGCATAATAGGTTCCAGATGTTGGCTTGTGTCCAACAATCTCTGCCGTATAGCTTTTCACTACGGGACGAGTCACGCCATCTTCAAATTCTCTTTTTTCAAGGATTTCTTCGTGTAAGACATAATAACAATCTATGATGTAGCCTTCTCCAGTGTCCGTTTCAGTTTCTCCGATTGTTGTTTGAGGAACATCATAAACTCCATTTTTGGTAATGAGCTTATGAGCTTGCACGGTTTCCGAGTTTGTGTCAGCATTGCCATTAAGGTGTCTCGGTGTCGAATATATGGGAAGATTCCTTACATCCTTAATTTTATCATCATCACAACCAGAACCTTGTGTTTCTCCATCTGTTATTGGAAATAAAGACATAACCAAATCAACCATATTGTCCTGAAGCATCTTCAGATCTTCAAGAAAAACAGGCTGGCCGCCTTCACTAAAAATGAGTCTATTCATAATCGTACAAATTTATACTGAAAGTTCTTCCAGCTGGTTTATAAATATTCAATAAGTTACGGATGGAATTGAGATGTTTCCATCCATATTTATCAGCATCTTTGCTTTCCAATGAGGTACATAAGAAAGTTGGAACCATAACAATGAAGTTTATAGGAGCCGATACTTCGTATTCATGTACCAGATATGCCTTCCCATTTTCAGATGCCAAATACATGGAGAACGGAGGCTGTGATTCCCTGCCGAAATGCAGATACTTATTCCTGTTGGCATCATCAGGAGTAGTTATGTAAATTTGTCCTTCCGTCAAGTAGAATATCTGATTCAATGCCTTTTCCAATTTTGCCACATTAGAAGTAATGTTCAATCTGTCATCCGTTTTCCCTCTGTGACTTGTGAAAAGTTCATAGATATAGCGCAAAGGCAAAATCAATACACACAGGAATGCAAGCAGGAACTTGCTTCTCAAAATAGGAGGTGTCAAGATAGCCACCAATTTCACCAAATCAATTTTATACCACATAAGTCAATGAATCTGAAAGAAAATAAGGAATATAGCTGCCACTCTCTCCGATGTAATTGTTGCCTGACACATTATGCCATTCCAGGCTACCTTCTATTTGATACGAGCATGTACCAAGTTCTACATCTTCAACACCATCGACAGCAAGGATGGCATTCACCAGTTTGGTCTTATTGAATGTGCCTCCATACTTAATATTCTTCAGATGCTCCTCAATGGCTGATTCTACAGGCTTGGTTCCATCTGAAAGTCTGTACCCTTCTTCGTCTATCACAAGAGGGTCAACACTGATATTGGCCTCGATGCTTAGATAATCACCTCTTTTGCTAGTGATTCCCAGAATAACCCCTGCCACCTTAACCCTGTTCATATACTGTTTGAACACCGTTAAAACATCGTTTGAAAGGGCTACAGGCATTCCGTTCTTGTCACCGCTCACGAGAATCTGAACACTTGTGCCACGGTCTCTCACGGCAGCATACTTCACAACCTGCTTGCTTTCGTCGATGATAGCGTACCCATACTGCTGGGTGGTCTCGTTCAATACGAGCTGGTCACCATACTGGAAAGCCTTTGCCATCTTGTAGTACCAGGGCACGGAGGCTACCACGGCCATGGAGATCTTTTCATCCACATCTTTTATATATAGCTCGAAGATGGATTCAAGCACATGGCAGCAAGCTGCTACGATGAAGAAGATGATGTTCTCCAAACTCACAGATGAGAAGCTGCCGTTCCATGTACTGCCTTCCTTCAGCCCATATTTCTCACGGATGGTGGCATCAGCCATGAAAGCATCCGTCATTGTCTTTTTGATTTCTGCTACAGTTCTTGCCATGTTACTTAAACTCTTGAGTAAATTCCTCGCCAAAGATTCTCAGACGGACATTGCCGTTGTCCCTGGCAGTAGCAGGAGATACGTCATTGTTCTTGCAGAAGTTCTGCATAACCCGATTCCATGTTCCTTCAGGCAGAGTGAGTTCTGTCCCCGGTTCCGGAATCTCAGTTATACTGATTCCGTTTTTCTGGGCGATGGCCACCATAGCCTCCCATGATCCAAACTCCTGGATGGCGATGTCTGCCATCGTCTGTCCGTCCTTAACCTTTGTCTTCATATCTATTTATTTTTTATATCCCACACGAAAATACCAGGTGATAAACAGGATAAAACAGATGAACAACCCGGTGAAAACATATATTCCCCATTTATGGGACGGAGGCTCTACTACCTCTTTCTGAATGTTTTTATCCATGTCATGCCGTCTGTCAGCCTCCAACTTCTTGGATTCATACTGTTTCTGGTTTGTGGATTCATTCTTATTTGATTTCTGGTTGCGTTCCGTGTCCCGATACCGTTCCTTGCTCAGAATGTTGCCCTGGCTGTCAAGAACCAGCACCAGGGAATCCCTTACCTTAACCGAATCAATCAGGTTGTACTCATACCGGATCATTACGGAATCCTTGAAGACAATGGAGTCACGGATATTCACGGAGTCCTTCACCACCAGCTTCTGGGATGAATCCATCCGCTTGCTGGAACCACAGGCAGCAAACATGATCACTGCCAGGAGTAAATAAATGTAATGCTTCATATCGTTATAATTTAGATGTCCTTGTACTCTTCCTTGGCATAGAAGCAAGGGCAAACCTTGACCCATTCGTTGGAAGTAATCTTGCCGTCATGATTCAAGTCCGGACTGAAATCACGGTGTCCCTGGATGATGGCATCAGGATATGACTTGCGCAAGAGCTTCAGCAGACTCACCAGAGATTTCTTCTGGGCTTCTGTTCGGTTGTCAACAGGCTTTCCCTTCTCGTCGATACCACCGATGTAGGCGATGTTGATGAGCTTTGAGTTCCAGCCTTTCACTCCATTGCTGACCTTCTCGACACTGAGCATCTGATGGATGGTTCCATCGGGAAGAATTACATAATGATAGCCGGGCTTTTTCCAACCTATCCGTCTGAAATGAAGTTCCAGCTCCTTCACGGTCGTAGATTGTTTACTTGCCGTGCAATGAATTGCGATGTACTTGATTTCTCTCATTTTTTATTTAATGCTTCGAGGGCTTTTTCTACGTCCTTCAGTTTTTAATATTTCATTTTACTTGCGTATCTTCACCCACAAGAGCCTTCTTCAGCAGCTTGAGGAACGGCATGTTCGGGAAACAGATCAGCATGCTTGCTGCTGAACTGAAAAGCTCCACGAGGATGATGCAGATGCAGATTACGCTTGTGGTGAGTCCGTTGCTCACACCGATGAGTTTGTCGATAAAGATAAAGATCAGAATCACGGACCCATATACTGCCAGCTTGCTGAATGAGTCCCTGGCTAGTTCACTTCTGGTGAAGCGTTTCTGCTTCAAGCTGGAGAGAATGCCCCAGAAGGCATCCATCACAACCGCCCCGACGGTGAACCCCACCATAATCTCATATCCTGCAAAGAAATTGGCGATTATCAGGAGAAGGCACAAACACCATCCCCATACGGTGGAGAACACCACCGTCAATTTATTCAAGAAATGTTCTAAGATCATTGTTATGTTCATTTTAATATTTTGCTTCAATCTTAATGCCTGTCATGGTGATTGTCACCTTGTCAACGGTCTGTCCGTCCATCTCCAGCTGTTCCTTAATCAGGGTCCTCCAGTAGATGGGATCATTGTCAAGCAGCATGTCGCTGATACCGACTCCCACGGATGGATTCTCCTTCAGCTCACCCTTATGGAGGGAAAGCACCAGTGCCTGGTTCTGTCTGAGCACATCACCCACGAACAGGCTTCCATGCTTCACGATTGGCTCCAATATAGGAGAATCCTTGTTGTATTCAAGTTGTATTCCTTCCATGTCAATGCTTTATTTTAACATCCTCATAGTCGCCCTTGTCGAACGTCTTTGCGGATTCCATTGGTTTAACTGTAGTGAAGGTTCCACCGGGATGGCTCACGGTTACCTGATGGGTGTGGCTGTTGAAGGATTCCACAAGCTCGTTGATTTTATCGGTCAGCTGTCCAATATTGATGAGTCCTCCCAGCTTGCCGCCATTGATGACGATGGTTTCGATGTGGTCCACCTGTAGAACGACTAGTTCCGTAAGGTCTCCGGACAAACTGCCTATAGTCACGGCACTCCCCACCTTTGGGGTGATGAGCATCAGTCCGTCATCGGCAAGTTCTGATGCTTTGAGTCTTACTCCAGGGATGTTGATGTTTCCCACGGTCACCTCACAGAGGTTGCCGTCAACCGACTTCACGATTCCCTGATAGATGGAGATGGTCTTTCTTCCACCTGCCACATTTCTCAAATGTTCCTGCAACTGTCTGTAATCATCCATATCCTAACTGAGTCTGAATCCCAAATTAACTTTTCTCTTGCCACCTTCTTTTGAGAACTCCGTTGTCACGGCCGTCACGAAGTAAGTTCCATCCTTGTAGGGATAGTCCGCATCATGTAGAGTCACGCTGTCTGACGGTCTGCATACCGGGATGAGCCATCCCGTGATGCTTCCCTCATAGCCATTAAAGCTTCTGCGCTTCACCTCCAGTTCACCACGAGCCTTCATGGATGCCTCGTCGTTGGTGGCACACTTGATTTCAATCCTGTCTCCTCCGGTTGAGCCTGTCTCGATCTCCTTGACGGTTCCGTCTGGCATCAGAGCCTTCACGATGACCTGTATCTTCTTGTCTTCTGCCCGATGATAGGTGAGGTTGTCTTCCTCCACGTTCAGGGCGAAGTCATAGAAGCATTCCACTCCCATCTTCTCGCCTGGAGGATGAATGTGCAGGGTCTCGTCCTGTAGATAGATGTCCGCCCCACATTCCTCCTGCACCTTTTTCAACACATCATAGCCAGTGGCATTGTTGATGACAAACTTGTTGTATGTCCAGGAGTAGGAGCACTCCACCTTGAATGACAATCCACATCCGGTTACCACCTTTGAGAGAAGATCCTTGAGGGAAACCTTCATCAGAACCTCGTTTCCGATGTCCTTTCGGAACAGAAAGAGGTCATCTTCGCAATGCAGCTTGATATTTCCTCCGTCGGTCGATATGCGCTGAAGCCATCCCTCGAACTCCGTTTCAAGTCCCGGCTCCTTGTAACCTAGGGTAATGATCACCTTGTCACCACGGTGAAGTTTATCCTCTATCTGGAGAGCCTTGTTGTATTCGGATGCAGGGAGAGTGATGACTGCCGTGTCTGCCAGGAGTTCCACGCTCCGGTGGATTTCCACCTTGTCTATCATGCAAAGCTTGTATTTGCCGATTCTTATGTCAAAAGCCATTGTGTACATATCATCATGCGTTTAAGTCATCACGGCTCAGGAGCAACTTGTAGATGTCGTCACTGTATGCCTGGATGGTATAGTTCTGATTTGCCGTTCCCGATGTGAACGGGATGTCCCAACTCTCGATGGCAAGCTGGCTGATTCCGAAGATTTCCAGCAATGGATTGAGCACCTTCACATGACCAGCTTCACAGAAACTTCTAAGCTTTGCCACATCAGCTTCGGGATATTGGCCATCCTCACCCAAAAGGATTCCCTCAATCCTCACGCTGTAGTCATCCTGCGTCCACCGCTCCTTGATGCTTCCCTTGATGGTTCCCTTCGACACATGTCGCCTGGTGAGAATGTTCTGACCGTTCAGACTGATCATCGGTTCCGTAGGGAAAAGCCATTCCCTCGCACCAGACTCCTCCAGCTGAAAGCGGAGAGGCAGCACCATGGGGATTCCCCTTGCATTGGTACGTACCACGTCGGCAAGTTCCTCATCGGTCATCTTGTCAACATCGAATCCGGAACTCTCCGGAATGGTCTTTGCCGCTGACAGGTAGCCAAGGTTCACACCATGGAAGTTGTTCTCACGGAACAGCCAGTATGGTGGAATCTTGGTGAGTCCCATGGCTCGCAAGGCCAAGTTCTGTAATATGAATCTGTTCGTTGTGCTCATCGGTCTGTACTTGTTGCTATTGACAAGGCCCGGTTCATGCACTGGAGCACGACACGCTCCAGCTCCGCTGTATCCGTCTTGTCGTTCATTGTCACTTGAATGTTGTCGAAGAACTTTCCTATGGTGATGTGGATGTTAGAACTTCGGGAACCGCCTGTGGCCAGAGCATCGGCTGTGGACTTGCCACCACGTCCGCCTTTACTGCCACTGCCAGCCTTGCCACCACCACCAGAGCCGAACATCACGTCTTGCGTGCTTCCCTTCAGCCCCGGTTTGGCAATGCTACGGTGTGGTGCTTGAGCTGTTTCATGAGGGTATAGGGTCGAGCCTTTTCTGCCTTCTTCCCTTGAATGCCGCTGATAGTTGTTTCTGATTCCATTTGCAAGAGTCCTCGTATTACCCACGGCATTGGCGGCAGCATTGACTCCACTGATTTTCTTGGCTCCCGAAACGGCATGATTCCAGGCTGCCTCGAAGTTTCCGCTGAAGAGTTCTCCCAGAGCCTTGCCCAGTTCTCCAACACCACTGAGCAAATCTTTGATTCTATCCGTCACGTAGTTCTTGATGATGGAGCCAAAGCCCTTCATGGTGTCCCACATGGTGAGGATGAAGGCACGGAACCCGGCAAATCTGTTCCAACAGTACACGATGCCAGCTGTGAGGGCAGCGATGCCGGTAATGATTAGTCCTATAGGATTGGCATTCATGGCAGCATTCAGCAACCATTGTACACCTGCCCACACCCTGGTGGCTCCACTCACCACCGTGATGATTGTACCGTAGGCAGTCATGGCTATGTTGTGAAGGTTGAAGGCAATGGTGGCAACGCCAATGACAGATGCCACATATCCTATTTCTGCTCTCCATCTGAAGAAGAATCCGATGGTTGAAGATACGGCATCCGCAAGCCATCCGAACAGTCTTCCTGCAATATTGGAGATGAGAGCGAAACCATCCCATACTGGCTGTAAGTCGGTTGCCCACAAAGCGATGGAGTCAACGACATCAAGGACACTTCCCGAAACATCCTGAAACAGGTCGATGGCTTGCAGGATGAACGGCTGTATCTTGTCATACACCTCCACGGCCCGCTGCTGAACCAAGCCGATAGCCGTGCTCCATTTTCCTGCAACGGTCTTGCTCTGTTCCTCCATCATGCCATGGAACATACCTCCAACACCTGTTGCATGCTGCAAGGCGGCAGATACGGCATCCACGCCAATTTTTCCCTTGCTCATCATGTCTTGCAGTTCCTGGTAGGACTTGCCCGTCATGTTCTGGAGTTCCTTCAATGGGTTGAATCCTGCATTGATGAACTGCAACAGGTCCTGACCCGACATTTTTCCGGCAGCACTGACCTGTCCGAACACAAGTGCCAGGGAGTTGAGTTTCTCTGAGTCGCCCATGGAAATGTCTCCCAGCTGCTGGAGTCGCTTCATGACATCATCACCAGCCACGCCAAAGTTCAGAAGCATCTGTGCTGCACCCTCCAGGTGGAGATTGGAGAATGGGGTGGCTGCTGCGAATCCGTTGATCTGTTGCAGCAGTTCCCCTGCCTTGCGCTCATCACCCACCAGTACACGGAAGGCAACGCTTGTCTTCTCAGCCTGTGACCCTAATGCCGTGATTGCACCGATGCCAGCACCGATGATGGTATAGGGATTCATCAGAAAGTCCATGCCGGGCAGAGACATCAGGGAGTTCTTGAAGTTGGAGAACGAGAAGGCTTCCTGAAGGCGTGTCCTTACGGATGTAGCCTTTCGGGATATGCTGTCAAGCTGTTCAGACGTGCGCCTTGCAACGCTCATTACGTTGCCCTCGCTTGCCTGTAGCTTGATAAGAAACTGTAATACACTTTTAGCCATCAGTCCTGTTCTCTGCTATTTTTATATCCTTCAAATATCTGATAGTCCACGCCCACTGTTCATCGGGAAGCGTGTCGGGATCCAGACATAGATTATATCTCAGCAAGGTATCTATATACAAGATGCTGCTTGCATCGACATCCTCTATACCTGCATCCTCTAGAGTTTTTTTATCTCTGCCTCCTTCACCTTCAGAACTTCCTCAAGCTGGGAGCATGCGGCAAAGAAGAGGTCATCATCGGTAAGGATTTCCTCATCACCATCGAGCCACAACTGCTTGAGCAGGGCTTCCTGCATCTTGATCGGGTCTTTCACCACGCTCACGTAACTGAGATCCTTGCGTGTCGGCTTACGGATGATGCACGACTTTCCGCCTGTCTCAATCTGGAAGATTTCGCCATGCTGCTTCTTCCAGTCTTCCACTTTCTGCTTATCTACTTTCATTTTCAAATCGTTTTTGAATGTTATTTGAATGGTGTTCAAACGCTATGCGCACTTCTTGTCGAGGAAGATAAAAGGAAGCACCTTCTCCTGGAATTTAGTCTCCCTGCTTCCATGCGGTCTTGTCTTCTGTAAATTCCGCACCCACGAGGATGTCCGTCACGATGGCATCACCCTTGGAGGCATTGCCGTAGGCTACCACGATGTCGAACGAAGCGTCAAGAATGTCTCCACCACAAGCCTGTTTCAACGACTCGTACTCGCTTTGGAGCAAGGTGATGGAACCCTCATACGACTTGTTGCCTCGCTGGATGCCGTGCGGCTTGTTGCCCTTGGCATATACGGCTTCTTCCTCCTGCTTGGGATTGTACTCTACCGGCACGGAAAGCCAGTGACAGGGCGGCCAGCCAGAACCACGGAGATGTCTGCCCATTCATATTCTCTTGAATTAAACATAATCTTTAACTGTTGCTAGTTTCTACCAAAAAAGCCCAGATTTACGTCCACATATCGGGCATAACCGTATGGGCGTACCTTCAGAGTTACGAGAACCTTGGATGTACTGAGCACATTCTGTGTCTCGTCGATATAACACTTGCATCCCTCGCCATCGGAGGATGCACACAATTCACCATTGGCGGTCATCTGCTTGTTGATGCCGTTCTCCACGGTCTGCTGCCAGCTCTTGACGATGCCTACCTGCAAGGTTCCGTCCTCGTTGACTTCAAGCTCATCGAGGAGCATGTCAAGCAGCAGGTTGTAGGCAATGCGGTAAGCCTTGTCAATCACCCTGCGTGTGGCAATGTGCGAATAATCACCAGTAGGGTCACATGCCAGGTTGTCGTCTGCATAGAAATAGTCTGTTCTGCCTACATATTTACGGGGTACGATGTAGCCCTTCTCGAAGATGCCCCTGATGGCACTCTCTGACTCGTCAACCTTGCTTGCACCCACGAACATCTTCAATGGTGCGAGAGAGCCATCCTTCACACGTCCGATGTTGCGCTGCACCGGGATGCTTGCCACACGACCAAGCAAGGTTCCGATACTTGCGCCCTTGGATGAAGCCACGGTGTCACCGATGGTGATGCCTACACGGTCGTATTTCTCCTGGGTCATGTCCTTCAGTTCCTTGGAAGAATCATAGTTTCTTCCCTCCAGGATGAAGAACAGAGGAGCATAGAGGTCGGTGGTTGCCCATTCCGCCAGCTGCTGTGCCTTTGGTAAGGCTGTGAACACATCGGGGTCAAGTCCTTCTGCACTTTCCTCCGTAGTATCAGTGTTGAGGTTGGCGATACCGATACCTCTGAGGTTGCCGTTCTGCTTGGCGATCAGGTCACGTGCGTATCCTGCATCCGTCTGTGTATAGTCACAGAGGGCAGTCACGGTTGTTGTTGGGGCCACCGGGTAGAGGATGAGCTTTGTGCCAGCATCAGCCTCGTCATAGAACTCAGATACCTGCTTGTAGAGGGCTGCGTTGTTTTCCGAGGTGACACCAAGAGCTGCGAGGTCATCCATGCTCGTGATGGTATAGGCTGTATTGAGCACCATCGTGCTTTCCACGGCCGCTGCACCGCAAATGAGGGCCATGAGGCCGTCGGCACTTTCACCGACGGTTCCCAGCTGGCCATTGAGAAACTGAATTTTTACTCTCGGTAAAATCATAGAGTCTGTATTAATGAGTTAACGGTTAGGCTGCGTTGCTCTCGATGATGACTGCGATGCCCTTGCCATCGTAGCGACGTGGAGAGCCACCAGCACGAACGAGGAATGAATAGATGTCACCATAGTAGGTTGGGCTGCCTGTATCATCGAACATCTTCACCTCACCGAGGGCACGGCTCACACAGTCCTGCTGCCAGGCAAGACCTGCCGCAAGTTCGGTTGCTACGGCTTCTTCCTCCCATTTCAGCAAGGCTCCACCATTGGCGGTTGTACGGAGCACCTGTGAACGCTGCATGATCTCAAAGCCATAAAGCTTGCCGAGAACGCCTCTTGAGGCATCGGCACAGGAGAGGAATGCTGAAAGTTCCTTGTCGGTCAGGTCATCGAGCAGGTCAGCATACATGACGGAGTCAACGAGCAGGAAGCGGTTCTCTGCCGGAACATCGTCCTTGTTGAACTGAATCATGGCCTTCATCACGGCAGCCTTGGTAAACTTCTTGCGGTTGCCTGTGGCTGTACCTGAAGTATGCGCCTCACGGGCATCACCTGTAGTAAAAATCTTATTCTTCAAACTTCCAGCCCACTTGTAGAGCAGGTTCTGGGCAGCCGTCTTCTGCAACTGCTTGCGGTCGTTGGCAAGGATGCTGTTGCGCTTGTTGTATGAAAGCTCCACGCTGTCCACGTCGGAGAGGTGGATAGGGTCTGTTGTCAGCTCGTCGATGTCGTAAGTGAGTTCCTGGTCAGTTCGTTCCTTGATGGTCGCTGGCTTCTCAGATCGGTTGATGACGACACTCGAAGGTTTGCCTGCGTTAGGGATGTGAACGGTCTTGACGTTCACGAAGTCAGAGTCATCAATACTTTTCGCCATGAAGGAATCATCAGGGAAGAAATTCTCGACGATGGTATTGATCCAAATTTGTCTGTTTAATGCCATTTCTTTAAAATATTAAAAGTTATTACTCAATGTAGTCCACACCGAACTTCTGCTTGTAGAGGTCCTTGAAGAGTGTGAAGTCCTGCTGCTTCAAAGTGCCAAGGTTGTTCTCCTTGTCAATCTCGTCCCAGCTCTTGTTTGCGAAGCTTCCAGCACCATGCTGGTCAGGATGGATGAAGTCAACCGCACGGTTCTGTACCCGGCCCTTCATGCCGTCGATGAGCTTGATGGCGTTCTCACGGTCGTTCTTCAAGAGGTTCTTGAAGGTCTCCACCTGCTCCTGGGTAATCTTGCCAGCCTTGACAGCGTTGCTGATGAGGGTCTCATCCTTTTCCTTGTGCAGCTTGTCAAGTTCCGCCTTGTAGGTCTCAACGGTCTTCGACAGGGCATCAGCCTTGGTTGCCTTGTTTGTCAAATTTACGATGTGTGCCAAGATAGCACTCGAATCCGCCTTGTCTTCAAAAGTCGGAATCTTCTTGATGTCATCTAATAATGCCATTTCTCCTTTGTTTTGTGGCTTGAAGTCAAGCCGGTTATTAAAATAGTTATAAATACCTTCAGTAGTAGTCGGTGGGTCCGCCACCTCATCCATCTCATAGATGCCATCCACAAGTTTCATCTCAAGAGCCTCGCTTGCGGAAATCCAGTGATCCTGCCCATCGAAGTATTTCTTCTCAACCTCCTCTGCCGTCATGCCGAGGCGTTTGGCAACCATGGTGGCGAGGTTGGTCTGCAATTTTTCCATCTGCTCCGCTGTCTGACGGAGTTCGGAGGCATTGCCGTATGTGCCACCGCTCACGTTATGAAGCATAAGTTTGGCATAGGGACTCATAAGGAGAGGCTTTCCACATAAGGCAATGATTGCAGCGATGCTCGCTGCCACTCCATCAATATATATGGTGATGTCGCCCTTGGATTGTCGGAGGGCGTTGTAGATGGCCATGCCGCTGAAAACATCTCCACCCTGGCTGTTAATGCGCACCTCGATCTTGCAGTCCTGGTTCTCATTTGCGAAAAGCTCGCTAACCACACGGCTGCTATCTACGGAACATCCTTCTCCGACTTCTCCATAGAGCATGATGATGGTCTTGCCATCACCTTTTATTATATTGCTAAATTTCTTTTTCATGCTCGAATTTTTCTGCAAATATCGGGACTTTTTTCGACTTATGCAAATGTCGGTTCTAGCGTGAACTCCGTGGGCATCAACGTAGTGTTCATGAGCATCACCCTAGAAAGACGATTTCTTTTTTTGCCATTTTATTCAGACCTTTGCAGTACAAAACTCTATTTATATGGTAAAAAGTAACATTAACAAGAAGGATATTGCCAAGGATCTCTACCTCAAGGGCGGATGCACCCAGGAAGAGATTGCTGCCAAGGTGGGAACCACCAGACAGACGGTTTCCCGATGGGCAAGGGAAGGCAAATGGGAGGAACTGCGTGCCTCGTTCACCATTTCCACGGAAAACATCCTTGCAGGAATGATCCGGCAGGTAAGCGAGATTCAGAACCAGGCAAACGCACGAAAGGAGGGTGAGCGTTCCTTCACCCCAAAGGAGGCGGACACCGTGGTCAAGATTACGTCAGCCATCAAGAAGCTGCAGAACGATGCTGGCATCACCGACATCGTCAACGTGGGCATCAAGTTCACCAACTGGCTCCGTGGCATCGACATCGAGAAAGCGAAGGAGTACAATGAACTCTGGGATTTATTCATTAAAGATCAGCTGAAATGACACAGGATGAAAGAAACGCCTTGAAAAGGTGGGAAGAACACCACAAGGCCATTGCTGCCGATGTGCCTGTGGAAGACTGGCTCTCACAGAGCGACATCGACCGGAAGAGAAGAAAACTGGAGGAAGACCCGATAGCATGGATCACATACTTCTTCCCAAAGTATGCCAAGTATGAGTTTGCGCCCTTCCATGTGCGTGCCATCAGACGCATCATCGAGCATGATGAATGGTACGAGGTCCTGTCATGGAGCCGTGAGCTTGCCAAGTCAACGGTGGCAATGTTCATCTGCATGTACCTTGCCCTGACAAAGCGGAAGAAGTTCTTTGTCCTGACATCGGCCACCATCGACTCTGCCAAGCGACTCCTTGCACCCTACAAGATCAATTTCGAGTCAAACCCTAGAATCCGTCAGTTCTACGGTTCACAGATGACCCTCGGACAGTGGACGGATGGAGAGTTCACGGCCAAGTGTGGAACCAAGTTCTTCGCCCTGGGTGCTGGTTCCGCTCCACGTGGTGCCCGTAATGAGGACATCCGACCGGATGTCATCTACATGGATGACTTCGATACCGATGAGGATTGCCGCAACCCGGAAACGTTGAAGAAGAAATGGGACTGGTTCGAGGCTTCGCTTTATCCTACACGTTCCATCTCAGAACCTACCCTGATTCTCTGGTGCGGAAACATCATTGCCAAGGACTGCTGCATCAGGCGTGCTGGTGAAAAGGCAAGACACTGGGACATCGTGAACATCCGTGACAAGAACGGACGTTCCACCTGGCCAGCCAAGAACACGGAGGAACAGATAGACACCGTGCTCTCCAATATCTCCACCAAGAGCGCACAGGCAGAGTACTTCAATAATCCGGTGAGCGAGGGAACCATCTTCAAGTACCTGCCGTTCGGCAAGGTTCCGCCTCTCAGGAAGTTCAAGTTCCTCATCCTCTATGGTGACCCTGCCTATTCCGATTCCAGGAAGAAGGCAAGTTCCACCAAGGCTCTGTGGCTCATCGGAAAATACAAGGGCGTGTATTACATTATCAAGGGATTCCTTGCCCGTGAACTCAATGCCACCTTCATCGGCTGGTATTTCGACATCATGGACTATGTGGGAGGAAAGACCAACGTGTATTGCTACATGGAGAACAACAAGCTCCAGGATCCTTTCTTCAACCAGGTGTTCAAGCCCCTGCTGCGTGAGGAATGCAAGGCCAGGAACAGGCAGCTCTACATCAAGGGCGATGAGCGCAAGAAGACCGACAAGGCAACCCGTATTGAGGCGAACCTGGAGCCGATAGACAGAAACGGAGCCTGGATCTTCAACGAGGAGGAACGTGACAACCCACACATGCAGGAACTCATCAACCAGTTCAAGATCTTCGAGATGCACCTTCCATACAATGCCGACGGTCCCGACTGCATAGAGGGCGGAATCACCATCCTTGAAAACAAGGTCGTGGAGATGGAGCCGACAGTCACCATCTCATACGAAGAACTCAATGATAACAACCCATACAGAATGTAACTATGGCAAAATTCATCAACACATCGGACTACGATGCCACCATACATCGTGAAATCCTCGACTCCCTGCTCCGCAAGGAGTCAACCGCCTACGACCCACAGATCATTGAAATCTGCGAGGATAGGGCTATAGCAGAAATGAAGGGCTATCTCAACAAGACCTACGACTGTGAGAAAATCTTCTCAGCCGAAGGAGAGGAAAGAAACGCCCTCATCCTCATGTTCGCCATCGACATCACCGTCTATCACATCTTCTGCCAGCACAATCCCTACAAGCTGGCTAAGATACGACAGGACCGATACGACCGGGCCATCGAGTGGCTCAAGGGAGTGATGAACGGAGACATCACAATCGACGGTGCTCCAAAGCTTCCCGATGATGAGGTGGCAAATAACTCAAGATGGCAAATCATGGCAGATGATGTCAGACCCACATTATTATAATATAATAAGGTAAGAAATGAAAAAGCAAAAGAATAGACTCGGACGCAAGCCTGGCAATGGCAGTTCCAGCAAGATAGTACAGGGTGGTTTCAGAAAGATTGCAGGAAACCGCCCACCAGACGTGTTCCTTCAGATGCCTGAACTTTTCATGTTCAACATGAAGGACTACATGGATTCAGTAAGAAACGCCAAGAGCATTGATTTCTCCTATCGTGTCAAGCTCTTCGACATGTACGAGTCGGCACAGCTCGACCTTCACCTCTCCGGTGTGCTCGACAAGCGACTCCGTGGCGTAACCCGAATCCCTATTGAGTTCCAGCGTGACGGCAAGCCGGATGAAACCATCAACCGACAGCTTCGCTCTCCATGGTTCAAGCAGCTGTGCAAAGACCTGGTGATGTCACAGTTCTACGGCTTCACCCTCGTTCAGTTCTACCTCGACGATGAGGGCGATATTCGCTACGATCTCATCAACCGCAAGCACTACGACCCGGTATTCCATAAGATTCTGAAATACCAGGGCGATCTGGATGGAGTTGACATCGAGAATTTCTCCAATACCCTGTTTGTAGGCACGGAGCGTGGACTTGGCATCTTTGCAGAGATTCTCCCTGCCGTTCTCTACAAGCGTGGAGACATGAGCGACTGGGCGAAGTTCTGCAACATTTTCGGCATGCCTATCCGTGAGTACACCTACGATGCCGGGGATGAGGATGCCCGAAAGAAGATTATTGCCGATGCTAGAAACCAGGGAAGCAATGCCGTGTACATCCACCCGAACGAGAGTGAGATGAAACTGATCGAGGCTGGAAACAAGACTGGTTCTTCTGACCTTTACCAGAACTTTGCCGAGTATTGGGACAGCAAGATCTCCATTCGTGTGCTGGGCAACACCCTTACGACAGATGCAAAGGACACGGGAACCCAAGCCCTCGGAACCGTACACAAGGAGGAAGAGAATGACATGAACGTTGATGACCGCAATTTCCTCCTCGACATTCTGAACTACGACATGAAGCCTATCTTCACAAGCCTGGGCTTCAATGTGGAGGGTGGAGACTTCGTCTATGCCCACAAGGATAAGGTGGACACCCAGGAAATGCTCAACGTGGTGAAAGGTATGAAGGAAATGGGCTTGCCGATGGATGATGACTGGCTCTACGAGACATTTGGCATCGAGAAGCCGAAAGACTACGACAAGCAGAAGGAAAGCATCGAGGCACAGAAACAGGCCATCCGTGAGAGCCTTCAGAGAGCAGGGGAAGAACCCCACAGGGAAGAGCCTTTGAACACTGATAAAAAACCGTTCAAAGACCGCTTGAAGAGTTTTTTCGGAGTAGCCCCAGCTATCGGGGCGGACACCGACTTCTGATTGATACGCTCTATTATGGAGGTTCTCAATGCCAGTGCGGACACCACCATTTCGACAACGTGGATGGTGCAATCCGCTTCAATGCAGACATTCTCTCCCAGTTCTTGAAAACCATTTATCGGGGCTTCGATACCGAAAACGGAATAGAGGGAGCCATGTGGCGTGAGGTGCTGCGTGTCATCAACGAGGGAACCGTGGAAGGTCTTGCCAAGGCAAAGACCCCACCAACCCATGAGGAAGACTTCTACCGGGCACTCAGACACTCCAACGAGGTGTTTGCCGCCTTCAAGGTTCACACCATGGGCAAGGAGATGGCTGCAAAGCTCTATGATGCCGACGGCAAGCTGAAACCTTTCTCCAAATGGGTGGAAGACGTGCGCTCCATCAGTTCCCATCAGGTGGGTTCCTGGCTGAAGACTGAGTATGATACGGCCGTAATCCGTGCGCACGCTGCTGCCGACTGGAGAGAGTTCGAGAGAAACAAGGACATCCTTCCAAACCTCAGATGGATGCCTACCACCTCGAAGGAGCCGGAGAGAAACCACAGGGTCTATTGGAAGATGAAACTCACCCTCCCGGTGGATGATCCTTTCTGGAATGAGCATCACCCAGGTGACCGATGGAACTGCAAGTGCTCGCTTGAAGCCACCGATGCCACCGTGGTCCGTCCCAAGGACATGGAGCCTACAAAGCCACAGAGAGGACTGGAGAACAATCCTGGTAAGGATGGGCACACATTCAGCGACAATCACCCGTACTTCCCAAAAGGATGTGGCTCATGCCCGTTCAACAAAGGCTTCAAAAACAAGATGGGAACTTTCTTCAGGAATGAAAAGAAACATTGCTATGAATGTGGAAAGATAGATTCTAACTTGCCAACAGAGAAAAAAGAAAAGAGACAAGAGGAATATTTGTCATACAAAGAAAATCCACAATATAAAGATGTCGTATTAGACCCTGTTAGTAATGGGTTGAAAGCCACACATGTAGAGCACAATATAGATAAGAAGAAAGGTTGGTATGAAACAACAACCCAAAATGTGGCTTGCAAAAATGGCCATAAAGTCATTCTTGAAAAAGAAGATCATTCTATTTTGAATCATAAAAATACAGAAGGAACTTGGGATGATATGCTTTTCGAGATAGCAGCAGCTGAAACAGGAACAGATAATAATATCAGAAGAGCATTGAAACATTGCGCTTCTAAGCCAAACGCTGATGTAGCAGTTGTATTCTATCCAAATGACAATTTTGACGAAGAAACTTTTGAACGTGGATTTGCAAAGTTTAATGGATTGAAAGGTACTTCACAATATCGCTTATTTAAACGAATTTATTGTGTAGGAAAAGACAAAATCCTATTAACAAAAAAGCCAGAGTAAAACCCTGGCTGGAATGGAGGACGTGTCCCGAATGGGATTAAACGCTCCCTCCACGTTGCAAAGATACAACATTTCCTTGAAATGCAAGTAAAAATAATAAAAAACTTTGCCTATGGATGCAAAAAACATAGAAAAACTGGTTGAAAAGGCCAAAGATGACATAATGAGGGAGGTGAATGACCGCCTCCCTCGCAAAGTGGGAGTGATTGCAGTCAACCATTTCAAGCAGAATTTCCGTGATGGTGGCTGGCTTGATGATGGTCTGCATCCATGGAAAAGAACCCTCAGACAGAAGCAGGGTGGTCCCGATGCCAAGTATGGACCGCTTACTTCCAGGAGAAACCATCTGATGAGTTCCATCCAGAGCACCCCCGGTGTCGGAGAGGTCACCATAGAGAACCCTGTCCCATACGCCTCCATCCACAATGATGGTGGAGACATCACCACGCACCCAACCGTATCACCCAAGATGAGACGCTATGCCTGGCACATGGTTTACTCGCTTGCTGGCATCAACGGGAAAGAATCGCTCCCCAAGGAACTCCCGGAAGAGGCACGCTTGTGGAAGTGCCTTGCCCTCACACGGAAAACAAGAATCACGGTGAAGGCGCACATTCCACAGCGTCAGTTCATGGGAGATTCCAGGGAGCTGCAAGTGAAAGTTAACAAAACTATTAACGAATCATTGGAGAAAATAAAAGATGGAATTATTTCTTTATCAAATCATTGATCATGTCAAGGAGGGAATGCCTAGCCTTTCCCTCGTTGATGAAAACTACGGTCAGCTGGAGAACATCGACCAGAGCGAGGCCGACATGTACCCCTTGACCTATCCGGCTGTGCTCATCGACCTACAGGAGGCATCATGGAGCAACCTGGAAGGAAAAAGCCAGAAGGGAACCGTCAAGGTGAACGTCCAGCTCATCATCGACTGCTATGATGATACCCACTATGGTAGTGGAACCATGGAGGCTATCAGGCAGAGGGCTGCCATGGTGGAGGAACTTCACCGCCTCTTGCAGGGCTATCGCCCGAAGGAGGATGGCATGCTGGTGAGGGAGACTTCCAAGTTCTACACCTTCAACCATGGTATCAAGGTTTATGAAATGGTATATTCCATTTCTGCCACCGACATCATCAAGGACACCCAAACAGTTGCCCCTCCTCGTAAGGTGACGGTTTCTGTGAAGAAGCTTTAGAACGTGGCTTCAGCTTGAAGCCAGTGAACAGAGGCTTTTCTATTCGCTTTCCATCCACGGTTACACCTGCCTGGATCATATCCCGTATAATCTGCATGATACGACTTTCCGAGAGAAAGAACTCTTCAGTGCTCAATCTCTTCAAAGCGTCATCGAAGCGAAGCCTCTTCACCTCAGTCCAGAAATAGTAACGCTCATAAATACGGATGTTCCTGGTATTGACCAGTTCTTTGTCTCTTCCCTTTGCCATGGCTGCAAAAATAACAAAAATATTCCAAATATGGGCATAAAAAAAGAGGCATTCTTTTCAGGATGCCTCATTTTCAGTTTAATAATCAAACACTTCTGCTACAAGCGGCAGAAAGATGGTTCAATCTTGCGCCAAACGCCATCTTCACCACGGATGCTGAAGTAATAGCTTACCACCGTCTCCTTGGCTACGTTGCTCTCACGGAACAGGTTCATGATGCTGGTGTATTCCTCATCGTTGAACTTGCCTTCCAGCTGATAGAGCTTGCTGATGCTCGTGTAGTTGAGCTTGCCATTGCGGTTGCGCTCAAGCAGGTTCATGCAGAGCTGGTACATCGGATCATCCTTGCCCTTCTCGCTCTTCTCGATGTAAGCACCAAGGAAATCCATCAGTCTCTGGGCAGCCAGCTCGGCACGTTCGTCGAATCCCTTCACATCCTGGCTCTTCACCTCAAACTTGAAGTCACCCACCACGAGGGTGTAGCCACGCTGGTCCTTGTTGCGGAGCTTGCCATACTCGGCCATCACCTCCTTGAAGCCCTCGCCCTCCTTGTCGAGCCAGTCACGGAAATCCTTCACTCTCAACGAGAGTTCCACCACCTTGTCTTTCACGCTCTTGGCAAAGTTGTCACGGATGCCCTCATAGGCATTGCGCTTGTCAAGTTCACTCTGCTGCTTCTTGGCAGCCAACTTCTTCAGGAGTTCCTCCTGCTGCTCGGCACTGAGGCCGTTCAAAAATTCTTCTGTATTCATAATCTTATAAAAATTAATAGTTATTCTTCTTTCTTTTTAAGGATCATTCTCAGTTTCTTGGATAGCTGCTGCAATTCCTCGATGTCAAGTTCTGCAAACACCTTACCCGCTATCTTCGGACTCTTGCAGTAGTCATTGATGGCTGGCCAGCTGGTGGTATCAACCCCAATCTTCTGCAAGAGCTTCAGGCAGGAACTGCGCTTCTTTCTGCGCTGCTCCACATAGATGTCTCTCTTTTCAGGGAAACGCTTCTCCAGGAGGTTGCAAAGGTCATCATACTCTTTTCGTGTGATTTCCTTCAAACTCTCTGTTCTGCCTCCGGTGGCTATGTAAACCATTTCTTTCTTGAAGAACTCATCGTCACCGATTTTCGGTACACGCTTCAAGATGGAGTAGAACCGTGCGAAATTAGTCACTTGCTGTTCCATAAGCCCTAATCTTTACAGGTTGGCTTCCAGGTAATGTTGATGACTGCATCAAGTTCACCCTTGCCTTTACACTTCGGGCAGGTAACCTTGATACCTTGCCCCATGTCATCTGCTCCCCAGTACCAGCCGTTGCCCTGACAGTACTCACAGCGATGACCCACACTCACCAATGTCTCACGAGTGTTGCCATTCATGTCTGGCTTCAACTCAATCATTCCTCTAACTCTACTCATTTTCAGTTTCCATTAAATTATTGTTTAAATACTCGTTTTTCAACGCATCAACCGACATGTCTGACAGCTTGCCGGCCAGATCATCATAAATCAGCTGCTGGTCCATATAGGTGAAGTCCTCAGTATTATTCCTGATGAACTCCATGATCTTATTGATAACTTCTTCCATGTCTCATTTGGTTTGATAAGTTACGTCCTTGTATTGATACCACTTGATGATTCTGTTCGCCCACAAGAGGTTCTTTGTCTCGACGACGATGCACCCTGGATGCTTCTTCGAACGGTGAACGAGCATGTCACAGCTGTAGTTATGGATTACCCAATCATCCATCAGGGTGCTTGCCATGATAGCTTCCATCAGGATATAGATGGTGTCACCTTCTTTATATTCCTTTTCCATTCCTTTTTATTCCTCACCCCAATATTTGTTGGCTCCTTCCTCCCAGATGGTATAGTTACCCTTCTCTCCGATGAAGCGACCTTTTGAGAAAGCCTTGAAACCCTCCACCCATATCTTCAGGGTGGCATCATACATCACGCTCTGAGCAGCACTGCCTCGTGGGGCGGTTCCGGCAGCATGACTGATGAAGATGATGAGTTTGTCCTTGTGAGCCTCCTTGAAACGGATATACTCCTTATAGTTCATCTGTGTGTACTGGAAGGAGTCTATCACCACGATGTTCACGCTCTTGCGCTTATCCAGTCGGTCACTCAGCTCCCTCATGTTCTCACCGTTCAGCAGGTAGAACGATTTGTTAACCTCGTTCATGCCATATCGCTTCAAGGTGTTCTGCATGGTCAGCGAGTCACCTTCCTCCAGGCTGTTGTATGCCACACGGTCAAACTCACAGAGCTGCTTGCAGAGCTGCATCACAAAGCTTGTCTTTCCATTTCCACTCTTGCCCCAGATGAACCAGACTCCTGTACGTTCCGGTTCACCGAAGGCATCCTTCCATTTTCCCTTGAAGGCAAATGTTTTCTTCTTCTGCTTCAACACTTCCTTCACCGTCAATGCTCTTGTCATTTTCTGATAGTTTTAATTCTCTTGATTCTATGAATACTCTTCTTCACCCTTCGCAAGTCGTACTCACAGGAGTTCGATTCTACAATCACCTCGTTGATGTCCTTCTCGTCGTTCAGTCCGTTGGCCACACAGATGGCATAAACATCGTGTGGCGTGGTATCATCCAGTTCGAAGTACTTCCTGCCAATGCGGCTGTAGAACTCCTTGTAGCCACGTTTTTTGCATCTGAGGCCACGGTCAATGCGTGTCTTGATGTAGTCAGTGGAGAGGAACACCACGCCACATTTGTCCTCAATCTTGTTGTAGAGGCTGATGAAGTACTGGAAGACACTCTCTATGAGTTTGTCCGCTTCATCAAACACCAGCAGGGGAGCATCCATCTTGATCAGCTCGTTCTGGATGGTAATCCAAAGCTCTCTCACCGTGAACCCGTCGGTTCTGATACCCATCTTGTGGGCTATCTCTCTTACGAAGTCACCCTTGTGTAGGTCTTCAGAACAGAGGATGTAATATACCTCACGGTTCTCTTCACCGAAGATTCTTGCCGTGGTGGTCTTGCCGCATCCGGCCTCACCCACAACCCATGTCACGTTCTTGAAGGTCTGTGCATCCTTCATGGCAATGGTAATCTCGTGGAAGGCATGTGTCTCCACCACCTGCCAGTCCTTCTCGCTGCCGTTCACCAGTCCCACCTGGTCACTCACCTTGCGCCACATGTCCTCGCTGATGTTGTCCCACTTGCCGTTGAGGATATTGCTCACGGTTCCGGCACTCGTTCCCTTCATACTTGCCACGGCCTTGTTCTGGCTTGCGAACTTGGCAACATACAATCTCAGTCTGTTCGCTATCTGTTGTTTGTCATTGTTTGTTAACTCCATGATTCAGTTCCTTTCTTTATTTTAAAATGTTTGTTATGTCTTTCCAAGAGTCTTCACATCGTCAAACTCCACTATCTTGCACTCCTGGCTCCAGTCCAGGTTGCTTACCTTCTTGGTAACCTTGCCGATGCTCAGTTCTTCCGGCTGGCCGCTGTACTTGCGCACACGCCGGTCTAGCTGTTTCTGCATGTCCTTGCTCAGACCCTTCAGTTTTGGTGAACGCAAGCCATGCTGCTCCGGTGCTACACCTTCGTCAAACTCCAGCTTCCTAGCCTCCACCTGTCTCTCAACACGGCTCTGTTCGGTTGCCTCACGCTGCTGCCTGATGAAGAGTGCCTCTTCCTTGGTCTGTTCCTGCTTGGCTCGATGGATAACGAGGTAAGGTTCCGCCACTCGCTCGAATCTCAGTTCTCCAGCCTTATCCTTCCAGTAGAGTCGGATGCTTGTGAAGTCGTATGGATCATATTTCACCACAAACTTCTGATAGGTGTGCTTCCTTCTCCATTCAATGTCCGGCACTCCTGGTTCACTCATTACCTCGTAGGTTCGTTTCTTGCCCTTGACGGTTATCTCGATTCCGCTGGATGTGAAGGTGCTCATGCGGTCGCATTGAATCCAGAACATTTCCACCATGTCATTCGGTGTCACCGCTGGTGTCTCCGGATTCACGCTCTTTTCATACATGTCGATTCTTCTCTCACCCGTGGCAGGATGTGCCATTTCGTTCCATTTCTTTCTGAACTCTACATACAGAGCTTTCAGTTCCTGGAGCGTTGGAAGGTTTGCCCTGTTTGCCTCGATGAACTCCAGGTTCGGATGGCTGATGTCCTTCTTGGTAGTAACGTTCTGTCCGGTGAAGTTCCATTCTTGGTGAAGTACCTGGCTCTGCAATCTGTAGAAGAGGTTCTCGATAGTCTTGCTGGCTCCATTGTATGGGGTCGTGGTACGATGAATGTGGCAGAGCTTCCTGAAGAACTCCTGGTTCTCCAGTTTCTTATGACCACCCTGGTTATCATATACGATTTCATAGGGCTTGTGTCCGCTCACCTGGATGGCCATCCGGTAACTCAGATATTGGGCTTCATAGTCCTCACTGTCGCTGATGCAGAAACCAAGGAGGCATTCAGAGTAAGCGTCTATTACCTCATATACGCTGGTGGTTCTTACCTTGCCGTCCTCATCCTTGTAGTAGAGGTTCAGCTTCGTACCGTCACCATACCAGAGTGCATCCCTCATTTGAGGAAGTTCCGTCTTGTGTCTGCGGTCAAACAGCTGGTGTGATTTATGCTCACCGAATACGGCATCATACCACAATGGCTGAATGGCTGCACTGTTAAACCACGCCTTCATGCCGCTGATGCTTTTCAGAGGCTTCCATCCACGGCTCTCACACTCTTCATTGAATCGCTCGAAGATCTGCGAGTCGTTCAGCACAGGAACCCTGCTCCTTTTCAGAGCAATGAGCCTTCTGCCAGCTTCCTTGGTTATCTTCAAGGTGTTCTTGTTGCCAATCTTGCCGCTTATCAGCGATGGATAGCCCTCCTTCTTGAAGGTACTCATCTTCACCTTGAGCCTGGCAAGGTTCTTGGGAAGGGTGTGACCGAAGTTCTCCCTCAGTTTCTCGCTTTGCTTGAAGACGATGCCCCAAAGGTCGTTTCTTCTTCCTCCACCCAGGGCGTGTGTCGTAGCTTGAAGCTCGTTCATTCGCTCCTGGAGCATTTTCAGCACACTGGCATTCTGAGTATATTCGTCTATCAGCTTCTGTGAAAGCCTCGTTTGAACACCGTTCAAATCATATTCAAACGCTTCATAAAACCTACGGGCTTCCTCATCCACCTGCATGTAGTCCTTCAGTTCCTGACGTTCCAGGATTTCATTCGGATTTCCATATTTCTCCTCAAATCTCATTCTGTACTTCTTGGGAAGGGAGGCGTACACATACAGAGCATAGTTACCTTCACCCTTGCCTTGGCGAGCACATTGGATATTGCCACGCCTAACATTTGTCCTAAGAGTATCTCGGACAATGACAGGTTCGTCACCACCAGCCAACTCCTCGAAGGTAACACACAATATTTTATTGTAATACTCCATTCCTATTTTTTTTATTATCTTTGCACCGTTGAATCAATTTTTTATAATTATGATGCAATTTTTGGTTAATATTGCTTGTGATGAGCTGGAGGCAGACACTATTCGTGATTTTGCCCGAAAACATTTTCGTCAACTTCACCTGAAATGCAGAACTGAACGGACTTACCCAGTGAGTGGATGGAGCACCCCTTCATTTGGAGTGGCGATTTGGGTGTATGTAACAGTTTCTGTACCACAAGGTCAAGTGTTGAGTAGCAAGGTTCTTCGTCAAATTGCTGCTGAGTTTGAGAATAGCTTGAAGGATTCTTTTCAATCAATTCAAGATTTCTCCATAGACTTTGGCAAGGAATAGATTCCAAGTCTAAATCTTCACAAAGGTCATCCGTTCTTAAGCTTACCAATTTTTCTTCCAAAGAACGGATGGCTTTTACATGTTCCATAATCTCACGCTGCAACTTGAATGTATCCTCCTGATGCTTCCATGTCTCAATTCTTTTTGTATCCATATTTATATTCTCCTTATTCTTCAAGTCCATCACCAGGAACACCTCTTAAAGCGATGCTGCTGGCACAAAAGTTTATAGCCACGACTATTACACTTAAAACACTGCTGCTTTCAAAGGAAAGCGCACAAGCCAAACAGAAGCTAACCACAAACCAGATGAGTCTAAGCTTCATTTGAGGAGCAAGGTTCAGGAACCATTTCCATTCCTTGCCGAATATCATGTTCAATGCCTCTTTCATAATTCCATCCTTTTTATATTCTACTTATCACCAACTATCACTCCATTAAAATCCTTAATGGCCATGTATCTCACCTTTCTTGCCAGATGGGAATCCTTCTTATAGTTGAGCGATTTGCTAACCATTTCAGTTGTTATACCCATGAGGGAAGCAATCTTCTTGCCTACACCTCGTTCTACAATTATTCGTTTATTCATATCTTCTTTATGTTAAAATCTTGATCTTTTATCCGTATCTCGCCAATATTTTGTATCTTTGGCGGCGTGTTCAATTAACAAACACGCTGCAAAGATACAAAATTCTGTATTAACCGCCAAATATTTTGGCATAAAAGATTCAATATTCTGTATTATGAGTCAAAAAATGATATTTCAAGCCGATTTATTGAAGGCTTTTGAGTCGACTATTAAATGAAAATAAGATAACTGATAGAAAGGATTTTGCCTTAAAAATAGGCATAAGTCTTCTAATGGTCACGGAAATTTCTAAAGGTAGAAGTGACTGTAGGAACTACAGCAATACAGAATCTTAGACTAACATTTGGAATTTCTGCAAATTGGCTGTTGACTGGTCAAGGCGATATGTTCCATAATGAATCTAGCAACAATCAGTACAGATCCACAGAAAGGAATACCTTATTATGACGTGGATTTTCTTGGCGGTTTTGCCATACAAGAGAATGATCAAACAAGTATCCCAGCCTTTAATATTATCTCTAACTATATGCCCAAGAGCAGAAAATGTGGTGTAAACATAACAGGTCACTCTATGGAACCTACAATATCGCAAGGAGATATTATAGC